AATAAAGAGTAACAGAATACACAAAGAAAATGAACCTGTGCTTACTGTTAAACAAGGTAAGAATAATACTTATGGTCATGAAGTGATCGTAGATGGTCCATCAAAAGTCATATACAGTCCAGACAAACCATTATCGTGTGGCGCTAGAGTTTGGATTGAAACAGAAAGCAATGTAACAATAATCGGGGCAAAGAAATATGAACGCAGGAAAAACAAAAACAAAACTGACGGACACACGGAACACCTTCAAACCATTTAACTATCCTTGGGCATATGACGCATGGTTGAAGCATGAGCAATCTCATTGGCTTCATACTGAAGTGCCTATGCTAGAGGATGTTAAAGATTGGAAAAAGAAACTAACAAATGAAGAGAAGCAATTCCTTACTAATATTTTTAGGTTCTTTACTCAAGGTGACATTGATGTGGCTGGGGGTTATGTTAATAATTATCTTCCTTATTTTCCTCAACCTGAAGTTCGGATGATGTTGATGGGCTTTGCTGCCCGTGAAGCATTACACATTGCTGCGTATAGTCATCTGATTGAAACTCTCGGTATGCCAGAATCCACTTACAATGAGTTCATGGAATACAAAGAGATGGTTGAAAAGCATGATTATGTTTTAGATATCTCTAAACAAAATACTACTCTTGAAAATACTGCAACTCATATTGCTGTGTTTAGTGCATTCACGGAAGGTATGCAGTTGTTTAGTTCTTTCATTATGCTGCTCAACTTTCCTCGACATGGTAAGATGAAGGGTATGGGACAAATCATTACATGGTCTATCGTTGATGAAACGATGCATGCTGAGAATATGATTAAACTGTTCAAAGAGTTTATCAAAGAAAACAATGAGATCTGGAATGACGAACTCAAAGGTAAGATTTATACCATAGCTGAACGAATGGTTGAACTTGAAGAAAAGTTTATTGACTTGTGTTTCAGTTTAGGTCAAATGGAAAATCTGACAGCTGATGATGTTAAGAATTATATTCGTTACATCGCTGATCGTCGTTTGATTTCACTTGGTCTTAAGGGCATCTTTAAGATTAAAAAGAATCCATTACTATGGGTAGAAGAAATGATTAATGCTCCTACTCATACGAACTTCTTTGAAAATCGTGCTACAGATTACGCTAAAGGTGCGTTGGCTGGTGATTGGGGTGATGTTTGGGCGTGATAAATAACATGGATGAGCTACGAAAATCCATGGACATTTGAGAATGAAATATTTGACACCGATCAGATAGGGGATTTTTTTGGTTTTGTTTACATCATTACAAATACTTCTACTGGTGCTAAATACGTTGGTAGAAAGTATTTCTGGTCAACTAGAAAATTGAATAAAGCTGCGAAACGCAGGACTACAGTTGAAAGTGATTGGAAAAAGTATTATGGTTCAAGTAAAGTGTTGTTGGAACAAATCCAGCAACAAGGAAAAAAGAACTTTCGTCGCGAAATAGTTTCATTACATTCCACTAAAGGTGATGTGAATTACGCAGAAGTCTTTGAGTTGTTTAATAGAAATGTATTAGAGAATGAGGATTATATAAATGACAATATTGCGGGTAAGTGGTTTAGAAAACCTGAACACATCTCAGGGAAACGAAAATTATCTTCCAGATCATCTTGGAGGACACTTAAATAAAACGCACGTAGATAGCGGTGCGTTTGATTTTCTCTGTAACAAATTTCAAATCACATCAATGCTCGATATTGGATGTGGTCCTGGTGGGATGGTTCAATATGCATTAGATGAAGGTTTGACTGCCGTAGGAATTGACGGTGACTATTCCATTGAAAGAACTGTTCGAAATATAATCATTCACGACTATACGTTTGGCCAATTTAATATGGACACGAACTACGATTTAGCATGGAGCGTAGAGTTCTTAGAACACGTAGATGAAAAGTTTGTTCCTCATTTCATGCACTCATTTAAGTATTGCAAATATGCTATTGTAACAGCAGCACCTCCTGGTTGGCCAGGACATCATCACGTTAATTGTCGTGACCAAGAATATTGGAAAGGTGTATTTGCTGCAAATGGTTTCGAATACGATGCGGAAACGACCAAAGAGGTTTATGCTGCATCTACTATGGCGAAGGGTTTTATGAAGTTAAATGGTATGTTCTTTAGGAAATTTAATTATGACAATTAGACTGTTTATTGGAACGTCAGCCAATGGTGAAGACGCTGAAGCTGAAATGGTATATGAATACTCTTTAAGAAAAAACTGTTCAGAGCCAATTGAAATTACATGGATGCGTCAGACTAATGATAAGGATGATGTATTCGGTGGTTGGGATACAAGGTATTGGCCAACTCCCTTTAGTGGATATCGTTGGGCTATCCCTGAGATGTGCAATTTCAAAGGTAAAGCAATTTATACTGACGTTGATATGATTAATTTCAGGGATATTAGCGAGCTGTGGAATACCGATTTGAATGGACATCTTGTTGCTGCACGTAGAGGTAAACGATTCGGTGGTCATGAATTTTGTGTGATGCTTATGGACTGTAAACAATTACAGGATGCTATTGCACCAATTCGTAGAATGAAACTACAACCAGAATTTCATCAGAGATATATCAATATGTTTTCTGGTAATGAAGATGCGGTTAAAGAATTAGATCCACGTTGGAATTGTCTTGACGGTGAAGATCGTGATGCTAGTGATATCTGGCAATTACATTACTCTCGTATGAGCACTCAACCATGGCGTCCAACTTGGTTTACTGGTGTTGCTGAAGACCATCCTCGTCCAGAATTAGTTGAGTTGTGGTTTAAACATCGCGATGAGTTATTGGCTAGTGGTGCGACTCCAACTGTTGTTAATAACAATGTAACGTATGATTTCATAGGAAAATAATTATGAGAATTGGGTTTACGTGTAGTGCCTTTGATTTGCTTCATGCTGGTCATATTCTTATGTTAGAAGAAGCAAAGACACAATGTGATTTTTTAATTGTTGGATTACAAACAGATCCAACGATTGATCGTAAAGAAAAGAACAAACCTATTCAGAGTGTGGTTGAAAGATATATTCAACTCAAGGCAGTTACGTATGTAGACCAGATTATACCATACACATATGAAAGTGACTTAGAGGAAATATTCCGTTCATTCCCAATCTCAGTTAGAATTATTGGTGATGAATATAAGGAAAAGCAATTTACTGCTAAGGATATATGTGCTGGTAGAGGAATTGAAATCTACTTCAATCGTAGAGACCATCACTTTAGCAGTAGTGAATTACGCAATAGAACTTACAAGATAGAATATCAGAAAAAAGGTGAAATGGATGACGACACTAATCGGTGAACTTCCTAAAAGTTATTGTTTATTCGCTTCATGTGATTCTAAGTATTTGCATGAACACGCTAAAGAATACATCACTTCTTGTGCATTAGCTAATAACGACGTGCATCTTCATGTAATTAATGCTTCTACAGTTGACTGGGCATATATGAACCTATTAAAGATTGGATACAATTTATTATATCCAAGAGGTTCTATTACAGTTTCTTCAGAAGATATCGACTTATCATATATGCCAGAAGAAGCTAAACGTGTATATTATGCGTGTAATAGATTTTTGGTAGCAAGTCAGATTCTTAATAAATTTCCCATAATGATTACTGATATCGACTGTCTAATCCTAAAACACGTAACAGCATTTGATACTGATGTTGCTCTGTTCTTCCGTGAACCAATGGATAACGGTAACGATTGGGAAAAGGAAGGTTCTAGGATTGCTGCTGGTGCTGTATTCTGTCAACCATCAGCACGAAATCTATTACAATATGCTGCTACTATTATACAAGACAATGAACTGCGTTGGTTTCTTGACCAAATGGCATTGAACATAGCATATAATCAAATCAAGGGTTCTGTTACCTGCACGAAGTTAGATTCTAATTTTATGGACTGGGAGTTCATAACGGGAACAACAATTTGGACTGGTAAAGGTCCAAGGAAATATGATAATCCTACATACGTTTCTATGAAAAAAGCGTATAAAGATAAGTTTCCTAATATCGGAACGGAGTATTGGAGATGAAAAAGATATTATTATTAGCACCTCGTCTTGACGTTATGTTTAAGAAAGGTCCTGTTCCGGATACACGTGGAAACATACCACCTATTCGAGAACACTGGAAAAAGTTTATCCAGAAAGTTGAACAAGAGTATATGTCTAGAAGTGATGTTTCATTTCGTAGGTTAGAATTACCATTGTGGCAAATTACACCAGAGTTGATTAATCAATTGGCTCCAGATATGGCATTCATTCCACATAAAGAAAAGCATAATTTTCAAGTGGATATACCAGAAGCATATTATTATATGCAGACTATGATGCCTTGGTTATTTACAGTAGATCCAATAGGCTGGGCTGGTGGTTCTTCAGTGTATCCATTTGATAAACAAACAGATGAAGCTCCAGTTAATAGTCAGGTATTCAACACGTTAAGTTTAAGAACCTTTCATAATCAGAGTAAGTTCGAACAGCCAGCTAAACGAGATATTAAGTTGCCTGAGAACTTTATTTTCTATCCGTGTCAGATACCGCATGATGAAACTATTAAGTATCATTCTAATGTAACAGCAGAACAAGCATTAGAAATGACTTGCGAATCAGCAAAAGAATTAGGATTAGAAGTGGTGATAAAGGGGCATCCAGTAAATCCAGGAAGTATGGCAACTCTTAGAGAAATTGCTAGTAGATACTCACATGCACACTGGATTGATAATATCAGCATACACCAAGTAATTCCAAAAGCCAAAGTTGTGGTTGTTGTTAATTCAGGTGTAGGAATGGAAACTCTATTACATGAGATTCCTGTTATCACGCTTGGTAAATCTGAATATGATACAGTTGCTAATAAGGTTACAACTAATTTAACAGATACTATTAAGTCGGCTAAGTTTGATAAGCAAAGAACGTGTCAATTTTTTAATGCGTGGGTTGGTCATTGTTATGACTCTACTGATATTTCAACATTTAAGAAATTGCCAGTATAAGTATTGTTTGACAATTGAAGTGTAGTATGATATAATATATGTATTGCGGGATTAGTTTAATGGTAAAACGGCAGATTTCCAATCTTCGGTCATCAGTTCGATTCTGATATCCCGCTCCAAGTTTTGCCCGATTAGCTCAGTGGTAGAGCAACTGATTTGTAATCAGTAGGTCGTCTGTTCAATCCAGACATCGGGCACCAAGTTATTCCCTGATAGCTCAGTCGGTAGAGCGACGGACTGTTAATCCG